ATCACGCCTGAGGAAGGTGAACAGTGGCACTACATTCAGACACTAGCTGGCGACCAAACAGATGGTTACAGCGGTGTCCCTGGTATCGGCATCAAACGTGCTGTCGCATTGTTTGAAGAGCATGGGTACACATGGGACACAGTTGTTAAAGCCTTTGCTGATAAAGATCTGGATGAAGACGTTGCACTTATGAATGCACGACTGGCGAAGATCCTTACCAACAAAGAATATGACGGACAAGTCATCCCCTGGTGTCCCACCAATGCCAGTGACTGAGATGACGATGGAGCAATCATTCAAGCTCCGTCGTCTAGAAGATCTCTTACCTGAAGCAGACAAGGCAGACATCATCACATTGTTCATGGCATTGCAACGTCAGAACTATGCCCTTGCAAATACTGTCAGCAATCTAGTAAAAAATTGGCCGAATCACCCAAACACTACACCCGTGGATCAATAGAAGTCTGGGACTTCATTAGAGATCAACAACTCAACTACCACCTCGGTAATGCTATTAAATATATTTGCCGAGCCGGTTTCAAATCTTCTGAATCGAAAGAGAAAGACCTCAAAAAGGCTATCCACTATCTTGAAAATGAACTCCACCACACAACACTGCAAGAACCAAAGTTTGAGCGATCAAGCAATACAATTCCGCAGCTCCTATGGGATCCAGAACTCATCGGAGAACCGGACTATGCAACTGACTTTGATCGATGAAGAATACAAAGAGTTTCGTAGTGCATTTCACAATGAACCTTACGAGAACGAACTGAAAGAGCTTGCAGATCTTGTGTATGTCTGTTTTCAATACGCTGAAAATATGGAATGGGATCTAGAGGAAGCACTCGACCGCGTCCATAAATCAAATATGTCCAAGCTTGGTTTGGACGGTACACCTATCCGTCGCAGTGACGGCAAGGTCCTGAAGGGACCGAACTATCAACCACCTGTTTTGAACGATCTAGTTAACCCATGACCACTTCATATATTTCTCGCACGGGACGTGTCCAATCTTGGATGGATAACCCAACGTCACGCTTGCCGGTGTCGTGCACGGTATTCACTGTTGAAGACTCAATGGAGGGACTCAATGGAATTGAAGCAAGCTGGAAATTTGCTAGTCATGCTCTACGAAATGGAGCAGGCTGCGCGATCCACCTGTCGAAACTGCGACCCAAAGGAACGGAGTCAATTAAAGGCAATGACAAACTCATTGCTAGCGGACCCGTCTCGTTTGCAAAAATCTATTCAACCCTAAATGAAATACTTAGGCGTGGAGGCACTTATCGTAACGGTGCGATTGTTTGCCATCTTGATTTATCCCACCCTGATGCTCGCGACTTTGTTCTTGCTCCTAGAGCCGAACTACCGTGGGTTAAACGATGCATCAACATCACCCCCGAATGGTGGGAGGGGTGTTCGTTTAAGGAGGACCTCCTCTATGGAATCAAGTCGGGTGACATTTGGCTCAACAAAGTAAAGTATGACAATGAAGGAAAACGAATTCGAGGAAACGTTTGCCTGGAGGTATACCTGCCCTCACGTGGAACGTGCCTGTTGCAACATGTCAACCTATCTGCCTGTGAGTTCGACGACATCCCGCGAGCTTTCTCTGAAGGTATGCAGGAGTTGTGCACCCTCCACGGTCGAACTGGTGTTGGCGATTCAGGCGAATATCTCCCGAGCGACACAGACCGACAAGTCGGACTCGGCATGCTCGGACTGGCAAATCTCCTCCGTCGATATGGAGTCACCTACGACCAGTTCGGACGAGCATTAGAGCAGTACAACAACGGTGAGATCATCCGATCTCCTGCCTTTGAGCTTGTCTCACAGATTGCTTCTGGTGTTGAACTTGCTGCAGGGATTGCACGTAGAAACCACATGGTTCGTGCCTTTGCAATCGCACCTACAGCTAGCTGCAGCTACCGCAGTAAGGACCTGGATGGCTTTACTGCCACCCCTGAGATTGCACCACCCATTAGCCGGACTGTTGACCGTGATAGCGGTACGTTCGGTGTACAAACCTATAACTATGGCGACGTAGAGATCGCCTCTGAAGTGGGCTGGGAAGCCTACAAACGTGTTGCCGATGGCATCATGACTCTACTTAACGAAACTGGACTTCTTCACGGTTACAGCTTCAACTCGTGGTCTGACATGGTCACGTATGACGAAGCGTTTATTGAAGAGTGGCTCGAATCGCCCCAGACATCTTTGTATTACAGCCTTCAAGTCATGGGGGATGTTCAAGATAAATCTAGTGCGTATGCTGCTCTTGATGAGGAGGACGTTGATAAGTATCTTGAATCTCTCTTTATGGATGAAAGCGTTCAACCTGAATGTGACTGTCAAGAATGAATCCTTACGAGAAACTACTCAATCGAAAAAGAAAATGGACACCAGTCCAGACAACTGCCGGTACATGCAAAGAGGGTGCGGAGGAAGCAATCCACCGTGCTCTTGCATTGAGGCATATGGAACTACCTGTGGGAGATTTTATCAATGACGCTCTCGCTACTGACGTACCGGCGAATGCAAGGAACGTCCTACTGTCCAATGTCAAGGACGAAGAGAATCACGACATCGCACTTGGTTACATTGCCAATGCTTACGGTGTTGATGAACAAGCTGAAGCGGAAGCCCTACGGCTTAAGTCCGCGTGGGAGGCACATCCAGATCACACGATTACCAAAGCGTTGGTTGCCGAGCGTGCGATCTTCTTCGTTCTTCTACCATTCTTTCGCTTTAATGGTGACGCTGGTATGAGGACCGTGAGTGCTGATATCTCGCGGGACGAACAAATCCATGTGGCGGTGAACTCACTGGCACACACCGAGCTTGGATACAACATCAGTCCATCCCTAGACAAGCTGCGTAAAGCAACAATCAACTGGGTGATGCAACCTCTTGGTCAGCACACCGATAAATATCTGGACAAAAAATTTTGGCTTGATTCAAGTGATCGGCTGATGTACGAGGGCAAAGCACCGCAGCTTGCGGAAACTAAAGCTGCACGCATGCCTGCATTCTTTGAACACTCCAATGTCAATCTCCCCCAATATGCTTGAGACCGTTGGCATGCAGGCCAGAGGTCTTACGCACATGCTTAATGAAACTTTCCCACCCACAAACCCTTCACCAGAAGATTCAATGGAAAAAATTATGTACCGATCTGGTCAGCGTAGTGTCGTTGAGTGGGTCATCCAATATATGGAGGAAAGCTAGTGGCTAAAGACAAAGGTAAAAACAAAGGTAAAAAAAATAATCCCTTTGGTGGGAAGAAGGGAAAGAAAAAGAATAATCCTTATGGTGGTAAGAAAGGTAGTCTTAAAGTAAACCCTGCTAATTACCAAAGCAAAGCAGCAAAGCAAAGCTTCATCAGTCAGATTACCTCTGACGGTAGGATCAATCAACAGGAAGCTAAGAATGCAGCAACCTTAGGGATTTCCCGTGATCGTATTCAAAAAGGTTACGATAAATCCTACTACTCTGGCAATCCTTTCACTGTTGAACCGGTAACTACGAGGGGACGTGGTCCCTCACAAATTGATGGTCAAGTACAACAGCGACCATACTTGCCTCTGATTGTTGGCAACAAAGCAAACACTGCTTTGGGACAATCGACTGCTTCTGTTCCTCAGAATCCTGTTGTTCCTCAAGATCAGGGTAACAATGCTCCCATCAATAATGATCCTGTTGTTAAGGATGACGAGGAGATCTACGATCCCTTTGCTGACTTCATGTCTATCTTCCCAAGCATGTTGGAAGCACTCAAGCCTGAGCCCTACGAACCGCTGCCACCTCCGACGACCTATGCGTCTATTGGACAGGCAGCTCAATCGGCTCCTGGTGTGAAGGCACGTAGATCTTCTGCTTCAAAAAGCCTACAAAGCAGTCTTGGTACTCGCGGTTCTTTCAACCGTGGTGGACTGCGTATCTCTAACCTCAATATCTAATGAATGCTAAGAAACGGTATGACGAACTAAGTTCAGAACGTACCCAGTTTCTAGACGAAGCACGACAAGCATCAGAGCTGACTCTTCCTTACCTCATCCGTGGTCACGAAGAGCACTACTCTGGTATGAAACAACTCAAGACACCTTGGCAATCAGTAGGCGCTAAGGGTGTGGTGACGTTGGCATCTAAATTGATGCTGGCATTGCTGCCCCCTCAGACCAGCTTCTTTAAGCTGCAGCTCGACGAAAGTGAACTCGGTCAAGACTTCGGTCCCGAGATCCGCTCTGAGCTTGACCTCTCTTTTGCCAAGGTTGAACGTACGATCCTTGAAAGTATTGCAGCATCCGACGATCGAGTAGCTGTGCACCAAGCACTGCAGCATCTGGTCGTTGGTGGTAATGCATTGATTTTCATGGGACGCGAAGGTCTTAAGGTGTATCCCTTGAACCGCTTTGTTGTAGAACGAGATGGTAACGGCAACGTACTAGAAATCGTCACCAAAGAACGTATCTCTAAAAAGCTAATCGAAGATGAACTACCGAAGGATATCAAGTATGACTCGGTAGTTGATGACAGTGGTCTTGGTCAGGAAGAGTGTGATGTATACACACACGTCAAGCGAGAGAACAATCGTGTTGTATGGCACCAAGAGGTGCACGGCAAAGTACTTCCTAAGTCTGTAAGTAAGGCACCTATCGATGCCAATCCCTGGTTGCCCCTCCGTTTCAACGTTGTTGACGGTGAGGCTTACGGACGTGGTCGTGTCGGTCAATTCATCGGTGACCTCAAGTCACTCGAAGCACTCTCTCAGGCACTTGTAGAAGGCTCTGCAGCAGCTGCAAAAGTTGTGTTTGTTGTATCCCCCTCAAGTACTACTAAACCAGCCACGCTGGCCTCTGCAGGCAACGGTGCAATCGTTGCAGGACGACCTGATGACATTGGTGTTATCCAAGTTGGAAAGACTGCTGACTTCAGTACAGCTTTCCAGATGGCGCAGGTTTACGAACGGCGTCTGTCTGAAGCTTTCCTCATTCTGAACCCTCGTAATGCAGAACGTGTTACGGCTGAAGAGGTTCGGATGACACAACTCGAACTCGAACAACAGCTCGGTGGATTGTTCTCCCTGCTGACAACTGAGTTCCTTGTGCCCTATCTCAATCGCAAGATGTCCGTAGCACAGAAGACTGGTGACATTCCACGTATTCCCAAAGGAATTGTCAAGCCGACAATCGTGGCTGGTATTAATAGTCTGGGTCGCGGTCAGGATGCTATGAGCCTGGCACAGTTCTTGCAGACCATTGCACAGACAATGGGTCCAGAAGCTATTGCCCAATACATCAATCCAACTGAAGTTGTAAAGCGTCTTGCTGCAGCTCAGGGTATCGATGTACTCAACCTTGTTAAGTCCGTACAGGAACTGCAAGGTGAGCAGCAGGCTGCACAACAGATGCAACAACAACAGATGGCAGTTGAGCAGCAGACCGCAATGATGAAGACACCCATGATGGATCCCACTAAGAATCCTGAGTTGGCTGCAGGTCTCCAAGCCCAAGCTGAACAACTACAACAATAAAACTACAAACCACCTATGACAACACTCACAGTTGATGGTTCTCCAGAAGAGTCTGGGGAACTGTCTGCAGAAGAACAAGACTCTCTTGCTGTCGGTGAACAGATGGCGCAAGAGCAGGAGTCCCTTTACGCGGGTAAGTACAGGAATGCAGAAGAGCTTGAGTCAGC